GTTTGGACTGATCGGCGACTTTGCGCCTGATGATGTTTTTGTGCTTTCCGGAGTGCAGTGGGATTGGGCGAGTTCGCTTAATGCTGTTCAGCTTGCGCGGTCTGCCGTCGGGCTGTCGATTGCCACCGAACGCAGCCAGGCGGCAATGCACGCCAACGGATTGCGCCCGTCAGGCACGTACAGCGTCGAGGGAACGCTCAGCGCAGAGCAGCACGAACGGCTTGCCGCGTTTCTCAAGCGCAAATCAGGACCGGATAACGCTGGCGCGCCTCTGGTGCTGGACCGCAATGCGAAATGGCTATCGACCAGCGTCAGCGGCGTTGATGCGCAGCATGTCGAGACTCGGCGGCTGCAAATCGAGGAGATTTGCCGCGCGTTCGGCGTATTTCCGATCATGGTCGGACACAGCGACAAGGCCGCGACATTCGCCAGCAGCGAGGCGTTTTTCGCGGCGCACGTCAAACACACGCTGGCGCCGTGGCACCGCGCATGGACGCAGCGCATTGACGAGATGCTGCTCGATGGGTCCGGGCCGCTGTTTGCAGAATTCGACACTCGCTACCTGCTGGCCGGATCGATGGCTGACCGTGCGCAGTGGGCGAGAGCGATGACAGAGACGGGAATTTATACGCGCAACGAAATTCGCGACGAAGAAGGCAAAGACCCGCTGCCTGGGCTTGACGAGCCGCTGACGCCGTTGAACATGCAACAAAAAGGACCGCAAGATGAGAATGCCATTCCTACAGCGTAATGCGTCGTCCGGCGAACGCGAAACGCGATCCTGCAAATTGAGCGTCAAGGCGGTCGGCAACGACGGCGCGATTGAGGGATACGGCTCCGTGTTTGGTGTAGAGGACACCTGGGCCGATATCGTCTCTGCTGGCGCGTTTTCCTCGACCATCAAGGCGCACAAGGCGTCCGGCACCATGCCAGCCATGCTGTGGCAGCATGACAGCGACGAGCCTATCGGAGTTTGGACAGATATGGCCGAAGACGCCAACGGGCTGATGCTCAAGGGGCGCCTGTGCCTCGACACCGAACAAGGCAAGGGCGCGCACGCGCTGCTGAAAATGGGCGCTATCAATGGCCTGTCAATCGGATTTGTCACCAAGGCATACGAGTACGACACGGAAACCGACGTACGCACGATCACCGAGGTGGATTTGTGGGAGGTGTCGCTAGTGACATTTCCGGCCAATACCCTTGCGCGCGTGACCAGCGTCAAATCATCAAACGAAATTCAGGCGCCGAAAGACGCCGAGCGAATCCTGCGTGATGCCGGGTTCAGCAAGTCAGACGCGACGGGATTTGTCTCGCGCGTCATGCGGATGGGAGAAGACCGGCGAGATGCTGCGAAATCGACCGCCATCGCACTTCAAGCCGCAAGTCGGCTGATTCAATCCCTCAAGTCGTAAGGACAAAATTATGAACCAAATGCAGAAGGACCATAGCGCATTTCTCGCCAAACTGGCGGTCATGGGCTCTTGCGTGGCGCTGTACGAGCGCAAGGACGACCCGACAATCAAGAGCGTTGCCGATGCCATTGGCGAGATTGCCAAGGCGTTCGAGGAGTACAAGCAGACCAACGACCAGCGTCTTGACGCGATCAAGAAGGGCCAATCAACCGAGTCGCTCGACGCCAAGCTCGCGCGCATGGACGAGCATATCGACGCGATGACCGAGGCCAAGTCACGGCTGGAGCGGATCGAAACCAAACTGGCGCGTCCGGGCAATGGCGTCGATCAGGCTACCGGCGAAACGCGCGAGTCTGCCGAGTACAAGAATGCCCTGCTGTCGTGGATGCGCAGCCCGTCGGACGGCGAGCGCAAGCATGCCGTGCAGGTTGCGGCGAAGGCGATGGAAACCAAATCGACCGCCACCGTGACCAGCACCGGCGCCGCTGGCGGTTTCGCGCTTCCGGAGCAGATCGAGCGTACCATCGCCCGCCTGTCGGTCAATATCTCGCCGATCAGGCAGATTGCCACCGTCCGCACGGTCGGCACCAGCGACTACAAGGAACTGTTTGACGTCAACGGCGCCGGGTTCGAGTGGCTTGGCGAAACCGACACCCGCAACCAGACCAACACCCCGGACCTGGCAGAAGTGACGCCGACCTTCGGCATGGCGTCCGCCAAGCCGCACGCGTCGGAAGAGTCTCTCGACGACCTATTCTTCAACGTCGAGGACTGGCTTACCATGTCGGCCGCGGAAACCCTGGCCGCCGGCGAAGGCGCCGCGTTCGTGTCCGGAAACGGAACCAAGAAGCCGACCGGCTTCCTCAACGGTACGCCTGTCACCACGGTTGATGCTTCGCGGACGTTCGGCGTGCTGCAGTACGTCGCCAGCGGTTCGGCCGGCGCACTGCCGACGACCCTGGACCCGTTCATCGACATCATCTATTCGTTGCGCGCGCGCTATCGTGCCAATTCGACGTGGGTGACGAACAAGGCGGTACTGGCGGCGCTGCGGAAGTACAAGGAAGCGACGACCAACGCTTACCTGTGGGCCGGCCCGGTTGCTGCTGGACAGCCTTCGACGTTCTTCGGCTATCCGATCGTCGAAGCTGAGGACATGCCGGCGGTTGCGGCCAACTCGTTCAGCGTGGCGTTCGGCGATTTCCGCGAGGGCTACCTGGTTGTCGACCGCGTCGGCATGCGGATCACGCGTGACGAGATCACCACGCCGGGATACGTCAAGTTCTACATCCGGAAGCGCGTCGGCGGCATCACTCGCAACTCGCAGGCGATCAAGCTGCTGAAGTGCGCCGCATCATAATTTAACGCTGCGTCATGCGCCTGAGCAATCGGGCGCATCTCACAGCGACAAGGGGACACAATGGCCAAAACGATCAAATACACCGGATCTGCCGACAACTACGCAGAAATTGCAGTCACAGGCAAGCAGTCCGTTTGGCAGGTAGGGCAGCAGGAGGAGCGAAGCGATGCAGACGCAACGCTGCTGCTTGCGACGGGACAGTTTAGGACTGTCGCGCATATTCCGGTTATGTATGACGGCGCCGGCTCTATTTGCTCCGAAGAAAACACAATCGGATTTGCCGGCAGCGGCATTGCCTACGATTCGCAAGGTCGAGTCTCGGCTCATGACGGATGGACGGTGATGTATGACGCATCCGGGCGCGTTGCCAGCCAAACCAACGGGACAAGGACGCAGACATTTGCGTACGACTCTGCTGGACGTTATACCGGATATAGCGAGGCGTAAATGGCTATCAAATATGTCTCCCAAACGGCCACAAACGGTTATGCGGTTGGAAGCGACGCCAACGACGGATCATCCAAGTCGCTGGCGTATCTGACTTTGGATGCCGCGATCACCGGGGCCGCAGCAAGCGACACCGTGATCCTGAATGACGGCACATACACTGCTGCTACGTTTTTTGATGTATCCAAAGCGCTGACAATCAACCCGGAAAACGCTGGGCTGGTGACGCTGAAATGCACAGGCGCAGTCGGGCAAGTCATGCGCGTCGGGGTGGATGGAAACACGATTACCCTTGGCGCGCTGATTCTCGACGCGGAGTTGAATGCTGCAGCCTCATGCCTGGCGGTCAATGGGACCACAGCCAGAGGAGTCACCCTTAACGGCACTATCCTCAAAAACCCTGGGACTACCCGCTTCGCTGTCGAATCCATCAACAGCGGGCAGGTGCTTACATTTACGGCTACCGACATTGTTGTGCAGAGCCAGAACGGCGGCGGCGGCATCTATCTGCTCGTAGGGGCTGCTGCGCTGGTGGATATTGACGGCCTGTCAGCGGACAACAGCGCCGGCTCAGGGTCATCGATCAACACCCGCTGCCCGGTCTATATCAACGCCAACGCGACAACGGCAACCCACCGCATTCGCCGCGTATCCGGCACATGGAAAACCACCGCTGCCGCGGTTTCGGCATCATTTATCAGGACATCAGGCACCCGAGGCATTATCGAGCGTAATCGCGGAATGCGCGTCACCGGAGGGGATACCAACGGCTGCATCATCAAATGCGAGAACACCTCTGGCGTGCAGGCCGATTCACTGGTTATCCGGCACAACCAAGGCAGCAACGAGACCACCGGAGGTTTTCTTATCATGGTCGGCGCTGATGGCGCTGGAGCCAATGACAACAAGACAAACTACCCGGTGATTTACGGCAATGATGTCTATGGGACAGATGCGGCAACGCTGATACACGGAATTTTTATCGGCAACTCCAAAGGAGGGGTGATCACCCGCAATACGGTGAGAAACGTCGCCATCCCAATCATTGTCAAGCTCTCCGCAGAGGCCGCGTACATCGTCGATAACGATGTCATCGGGCCATATTCCGGAACGTCCGGCTGTTTGCGTGGAAAGGGCGCGACGAACCTGCATATTGTTGGAAATCGCGTTGCGATGTATTCGGGGAAGACCAACCCGGCGATTGTGATTAACCAGGATCCGACCATACCAACCCTTTCCACGGGCTGCGCCGTTGTCGGAAACACGGCCTATAGCTCTGTATCTGTGCCGTCAATGGTGTCTGTTGGAGGCGCTGCGGACGCCTCTGTTGCAACGTTTATCACGAACAACTATCGGGCGACGGCATACTCTGCTGGCGCGTTTGTCTATCAAGCGTCGTCGTACAACACTGTCGCGCTGTGGTCTGCAGCGCAGGAAAAGACCGCGCTTGATGTCGAGCCAACAAAATCCGACCTGGGATTCTGGAAAGACTCATACGTCCCTATGATGCAGTCTGCTGTATCAAGGTCATTTGCTTTTCTTTTCCCGGTCACATAACGCAAGCATATGCCACTGATCCTTATCACCGCTCCGGCAACTGAGCCTGTTACATCGGCAGAGGTAAAAACATCTGCGCGCGTCGACGATGCCTCTCTCGACGCGCAGATTACCGCGCTGATTCCAGCCTTCCGGATGGCCGCCGAGCATGA